GATTTTATTATCGGCTTTACCGCGCATGGTCCAAACAAACGAAAAGCAGCGGATGAAAACACACAAGGCGGTTGCTATGGTGCGCAAGGAAATTGTCGCATTTGGTGGACTGAAACAAGCGAAACGGCACAAGATGAAACGGACGCGGAAAAGCTTAAGCGCTTCGTTTCTGGTTTGCCTCCGCGTTCGATAATAAGGCATCATGTGGCGGGGGATATTGGGCAATGATAAACCAAGCCGGAAAAGATTGGTCGGAAAGATTGGATTATGTGGAAGTCATCCAAACCGAATTTGGTCCTTGGTTGCGTTTGATTACCGCGGACGATTTAAAAAACGTTTCGCCAGATTGTTTTTCGCTTTCTGTTTTTTACGGTAAAGTGAAGCATGGCGTTCCGGTCACTTGTTTTGATTGGGGCAACGGAGAAATATATTATTCACGAATTATAGAGCCGGATGAAAACGGACAACCTCAACGTCTTGCAAAACGCAAAGATGGAACATTCCAAAAAGTGCCTTAAACTTTTAAAAATTTATACTTGCATGTTATGCGATAATATCAGATAACAAGGGCGGGCAATCCCGCCCTTTTTTTTATGAGGATAAAAAACATGTACAATATAGACAACGCGGATAGCACTTTAAAAACTTTGGTTGATCAAGTAACCGAACGAAACAACCGAAGCGCGGACTTTTTGGCGTCAACTGATAATCTGCTAAAAGGAACGGACGCGGACGGAAACCCGCAAATCATTATTGAACAACAACGCGGCGAACCTACGCGGGTTTTAAACATCAATAGTCACGCGGCGGGCCAAATTGCGGCGGCGGCGGAAATCGACACCAGAACGGCGCGGCGACTACAAGAAAATTATCCCGTGCAATATGACGCATTGATCAATGCCCGCTGGCAAAAGGAACCTGTTAACCGTATGGTCCGGACATATTTGGAAATTGAGGAAACCCGCGGACAGGCTCGGGCCTTTGTTTCTGATAAGTTTAAAACGTTTGATAACGTCAATTTACTTAATGCTAGTTTGCCGCAATTGATGGAAAGTGAGGCTCAATGGAAAGTTGTGAACGCGGATATTACTGACAAAAAGTTATATTTGCGATTGAAAAGCGAAGTACAGACGGGCCTTCCCGCCGTAGGCGATAAAATGGCTAATGGCATTGGCTTGTCAAATAGTGAAGTTGGCGCGGGCTCGGTTTCTGTATTTCAAACCATTTGGACGCTTGCCTGTCTCAATGGGATGCAGACTGAAAACCGCAACCGCTCAAGCCACATTACAAGTGCTCGTGATGGTGACGACTACGGTCTGTTATCCAGTGAAGCCAAAGACGCGGATAACCATGCGCTTGAACTAAAGTTGCGAGATTTAACGGGCGCATATGCAAGCCGCGATATGTTCGACAAGGTGTTAGATCAAATGAATGCTGCTCATGACGATATTATAGAAGGTGAATTTTCTGAAATCCCCGAAAGAATTGGAACGGTTATGCGATTAACTAAAAAAGAGAATACCGACGTTCTGAACGGTTTAATCGCAACCATGGGACAAGAGGGCTACGCGGGAAAACCCGTATCACGTGCGACGGTAGTGAACGCTTTAACTAACGTTTCTAATAAATGTGATCCGGACGAAGTTGATTTATGGCAGCAACGCGGCGGCAAGCTTTTGAATATGAATGAACGGGATTGGCAACGGATCGCCGCATAAAAACTTTTAAAACTTTACATATTCCCATAATTGCGCATATAAAAGGGCGGGGTAATCCTGCCCTTTTTTTTATGAGGTACAAAAATGACTACACATTGCAACGCGTGCGGTAATATCAAACCGATTGACCGTTTCGCGGCCTGTTCTGACTGCCGCGCCACTTGGCGGCATTACGGGAGAAAAAGATTAAAACCGGAAGGCAACGTCCGCCTACTGGAACGTGCCGCGCAAATAATATTAGAGCAGTCGCGGGAGATCCGCGCACTAAAGAAACAACTTCAAAAGGTGAAAGCATGACTATCGAACAACTGGACCATCTTAAAATATATATTCGCGCCGTGGCGGGTGCTCTTTCAATTCAACAAGACGCTATTGAAAATGAAAATTGGGCGCGGGTTTGGGACACAAATCGCGATATGGTCCGAGTGATCAACAAACTGGATCGTTTAACTAGTAAGGTGAAAATATGACTGAACAACAGCGCGAGACTATCAAACTTATACATCGCCTGCATAAAGTTGAAATGCCGCTAGATGATTTTATACAAAGCGCAACGCCGGAACTAGGCTGGCCAGATCATTTAATTGTTCAAGCTTCCGGCATGACAATTGGCATTACACCGGATGGTTACTCACACACATAACCCGCCACCGTTTAACCAGCTGGTCCGCCTGTTCACTCCGGCGGGCCTTTTTATTTGTGTTTAATACTTGCGGGCCTTGGCCCTTCCCCCACTCTTTTAAACCTATGGCCCGCGATCCGGTGCCTATGGTCTATGGTCCATGGTCCGCAGCTGCGTCCCAGCTGGTCCGTAAATTGCCCCAGCAAGTGTTCAAAAAACGAACCAGGGTCCCCCGCATATCGGGTCAAAATGCGCAGAAAAACCGCCAAAAACCGCGCAAAATCGCCCACGGACCCCGCTTTTGCCTAGCGGGTGCATGTGCCATGTTTTTGACAAATAATTATGAACAAAATAGTATGGTTATTATAAAGTCGCATAGGGGCCCCTGATGAATGTTACGGTAGGATCGGTTGAAGATCGGCGGTTAAAACTTGAATTGCGTTTAGCGCAGTTAAAGAAAAACGAATTAGCGCAAAATAATTTTCTACATTTTGTACATGCTATGTGGCCTGAGTTTATATTTGGCAGGCATCATGAAATTATCTCTAATAAGCTTCAGCGTGTCGCGAGCGGTGAGCTAAAGCGCTTGATTATTAACATGGCACCACGGCACACGAAGAGTGAGTTTGCGTCTTTTTTATTTCCTGCGTGGATGATGGGCCAGAATCCGCGGATGAAGATAATTCAGGCGACGCACACGACAGAGTTGGCTGTTAACTTTGGCAGGAAGACTAAGAATTTGATTGACAGTGATGAGTACAAGGAGGTGTTTCCGGATGTGAAGTTAGCGGCGGATAGTAAGGCCTCTGGTCGGTGGGACACGAGCCGTGGTGGGATGTATTATGCTGTTGGTGTTGGTTCGAATTTGGCGGGTCGTGGTGGTGATTTGGTAATTATTGATGATCCTCATTCGGAGCAGACTGCGATGAGCAGCAGTGGTTTTGATGATGCTTGGGATTGGTATACTGGGGGCCCTCGTCAGCGTTTACAGCCGGGTGGTAGTATAGTTTTGGTACAGACGCGTTGGTCGGAGAAGGACATGACGGGTCAGTTATTGCGGGCTATGGCGAAGGACCCGTTGGCGGATCAGTGGGAGGTTGTTGAGTTACCTGCTATTTTTGAGGATGGTAAGCCATGTTGGCCTGAGTTTTGGAGTTTGGAGGATTTGACTGCGGTCAAGGCTTCGATTCCGCCGAGTAAGTGGAATGCGCAATATCAGCAGAATCCTACTGGTGAGGAGAATGCGATTATACCGCGGGAGTGGTGGAATGTGTGGGAGCAGGAGAGTATTCCTAATTTGCAGTTTGTGATACAAAGTTATGACACTGCGTTTACGAAGAGGGAGCGTTCGGATTACAGTGCGATAACCACGTGGGGTGTGTTTTATCCGGAGGAGGCTGGTCCGCCGAATTTGATTTTGTTGGATGCGAAGAAGGGTCGGTATGATTTTCCGGAGTTGAAGGCGTTAGCGTTTGAGGAGTATGAGTATTGGGAGCCGGACACGGTGATAGTTGAGGCGAAGGCGAGTGGTTTGCCTTTGACGCATGAGATGCGTCAGACTGGAATACCTGTTGTAAATTTCACGCCTAGTAAGGGGAATGACAAGGTTAGTCGGGTACATTCGGTAAGTCCGTTATTCGAGGCGGGAATGGTTTGGGCTCCGGACAAGCCTTGGGCAGAGGAGTTGATTGAGGAGGTTGCGGCGTTTCCGGAAGGTGAGTATGATGATTTGGTTGATAGTATGACGCAGGCATTGATGCGTTATCGTCAGGGTAATTTTGTTCAGTTACCAACTGATGATTGGCAAGACGAGGAAAAGTCTGTTAGAGTGAGGGCATATTACTAGGAGAGTTCTATGGCGCGGGCACCTATTGGCGGATTGATGGACACGAATGTGCCGTCACAGTTGGATGATGCAGATTTAGCTGCGGAGTTGGAATTAGAGTTACCGGATTCTTTAGAGACTCCTTTGATGCTGGATAGCGGGGAGGAGATAGAGATTGTTGAGGAGGAGGACGGGGGTGCTCTTGTGGACTTTGACCCGTCTGAGGAGATGGAGGATGTGGGGTTTGACGCAAACTTGGCGGAAAGCATGTCTGACCGGGAGTTGGGTTCTATATCTTCGGAGTTGATGGGTGAGTTTGACGCTAACAAGGCGAGTCGTCAGGAGTGGGAGGATGCGTACACTGAGGGTTTGGAGCTTTTGGGTTTTAATTACGAGGAGCGCACTGAGCCGTTTCGGGGTGCTACTGGTGTAACTCATCCGTTGTTGGCGGAGGCTGCGACGCAGTTTCAGGCACAGGCGTTTAATGAGTTGTTGCCTTCTTCGGGTCCTGTACGCACGGCGGTCATGGGTGATGAGACGCGGGCTAAACAGGAGCAGGCATCTCGTGTTCGTAATTTTATGAATTACTACATTACTAATGTGATGGAAGATTATACGCCGGACATGGACCAGATGTTGTTTTATCTTCCGCTGGCGGGCAGTACGTTTAAGAAGGTGTATTATGATGACGTGCTGGGACGGGCGGTTAGTAAGTTTGTGCCTGCGGAACATTTGGTGGTTCCTTATGAGACTTCTGATTTGGACACGTGTTCGAGTATTGCGCATGTAATACGAATGAATTTAAATGACTTGCGCAAGCAGCAGTTGGCTGGGGTGTATCGTGATATACCTGTGATTCCGCAGCAGGCAGATTCGGATGACGTACAGAGTGAGTTGGACCGTATTACGGGTTTGGAGCCTAGTAATATTGATTATGACTGTACTTTGATAGAGTTCCATGCGGATTTGGACTTGGAGGGGTTTGAGGAGCAGGACGAAGAGGGTGAAGCTACGGGTGTAAAGATACCGTATGTTGTGACAATATCGCAGGACAACGGTCAGATATTGTCGATTCGGCGTAATTATCGTGAGGATGACGAGTTAAAGCGCAAGATACAATATTTTGTGCATTACAAGTTTTTGCCGGGTTTTGGGTTTTATGGACTAGGGCTTATTCATACGATTGGCGGTTTATCGCGGACGGCGACTGCGGCTTTGCGGCAACTGATTGATGCGGGTACGTTGTCGAATTTGCCTGCGGGTTTCAAGGCCCGCGGTTTACGGATCAGGGACGATGACGATCCGTTGCAGCCGGGTGAGTTTAGGGATGTGGATGCGCCGGGTGGTGCTATTCGGGACAGTTTGATGCCGTTACCGTTTAAGGGTCCGGACCAGACGTTGTTTAATTTGTTGGGTTTTGTGGTTCAGGCGGGTCAACGGTTTGCTACGATTACTGACTTGAAGGTTGGTGATGGTAATCAGCAGGCTGCGGTTGGTACTACGTTGGCTATGTTGGAGCAGGGTACGCGTGTGATGAGTGCGGTTCACAAGCGGCTTCACTATGCGATGCGTATTGAGTTTAAGTTGCTTGCGCGAGTTATGAGTGAGTTTTTACCGCAGGAGTATCCGTACAGTGTTGAGGGCGGTGATCAGGCTATAATGGCCTCTGATTTTGATGATCGTGTGGATGTTGTTCCGGTCAGTAATCCGAATACGTTTAGTCAGGCGCAGCGGATAGCTTTGGCTCAGACTAAGATGCAGTTGGCGAGTGCGGCTCCTGAGTTGCATAACATGCATGAGGTTTATCGTGACATGTATGAAGCGATTGGTGTAACGGATGTAGATCGTTTGATGAAGAAGGTTCCGGATGAGGAGCCACGGCCCGTGGACCCTGCTTCGGAGAATATCAACGCTATGGATATGGTGCCGTTGGTTGCGTTTCAGGGGCAGAATCATCAGGCACATATTATGGCGCATTTGGTTTTTGCGTCTAGTCCTATGATAGGTGGTATGCCTCCGATTGCGATGTCTATGCAGAAGCATGTTATGGAGCATGTAAAGTTGCAGGCACAGGAGCAGGCTATGATGCAAATGCAGCAGGCGGGTCCTATGGCTGTGGAGCAACAGGAGATGCAGATGCAGGCTTTGGTTGCGCAGGGTATTGCGCAGGGTATGCAACAATTAAAGCAGTTGAGTGCACAAGTCTCTGGTCAGGGGCCAGATCCTTTGATAAAGCTGAAGGAGCAAGAGTTGCAGATAAGGGCGCAGTCGGAACAGGCAGATGCTCAGACCGATCAGGCCAAGTTGCAGCTTGAGGCTCAGAACCAACAGATGCGGGCGGAACAATTTGACAAGCGGCTGGCGAGCCAAGAGGCGCAGACGGCGGCACGTATAGATAGTGCGATGCAGCGTGAAATGTTGAAGCAAAGGGGTCAGTGATGGCTAAAGTAAAGATTGTGACGAATACACCGGGTGCGGCTCCGAAGGCGCAACCGTTTAATGATATTAAAGGTCAGGGCAAGGTTCCTTTGGGGGAAGCCAAGGAGGTAAAGGTTCCTTCTGGTATGACCAAGATGACGGCTCGTGGCATGGGCGCTGCTAAAAAGGGCGGCGGTTACATGGGATACACCTAATGTATGGTTGATGTTGTCACTGCGATTGCAGGGGCAAGTGCTGCTTTTAATGCCATAAAAAAAGGTATTCAATTTGGCAGAGATTTAGAAGGAATGGGTAAGGACCTAGCACGATGGGGCGGTGCTATGGCAGACCTAGACTTTGCTGAGAAGCAAGCGCAAAAGCCCCCTTGGTATAAGGCACTTGGAGGAGGTGTCGAGGCTCAAGCCATGGAGATTTTCGCTGCAAAGCGAAAGGCTGAAGCCATGCGTAAAGAGATGAAGGATTATATATCTTATTTGTATGGGCCATCTTATTGGGAGGAAATATTACAGATAGAAGCGGATTTGCGTAAGCAAAAACGAGAGCATGAGTTTCGCAGGATTGAGATACGGCAGCGTATTATAGAATGGGCTCTAGGCATCATTTTGTTCATAATTTGCGTAGGCGGTTTATTTGTATTGGTGATGGTTATGAGGTCAGCGATTGGTTAGCATGGTAGGGAAATCTGAGTTTGCTATGTTGCATGAGGTGCAACTAGCCCAGCGCAGTATTGAAAATCAGCAAGCGCAACAGAATATTCAACGGGAACATCAGCGAGTGCACAGGCAGCAAAAGGTGGTGGAACAGCAACAGGTTGCTTTACAATACAGTTATGATAGGTTGGGTGAAAGAAAAAATGTGGAAAGGCCACAGGGTTCAAGGGTTGATGTAGAGGTTTAAGGTGACGAACACTTTTGAAAAAATACTTCAGTACAAGCTCATGCCTCGTTTAATGATGTTGGTCATGACTATCATGTATATCAAAGTTATAAATTGGGGAATGAGTCTTGATGATTTATCAACACAGCAATCCGCAATGATTTCGGTAGTCAGTGGGGCGATGACGGGAACAATAGCGGTGTGGCTGGGATCTGAGAAATGAAGTGGTTTTGGCCTTTATTTTGGTGGTCTTTATTGACGGGCAAGAAACCCAACTCGGAGGAGTTGCCGCTTTCAGAGACATCCAAAGATGTGCCTATTTTGCCAAAGCCATTGAGAAAACCGGAAACGAGACGTGGACGACCAAAAGGGTCTACATCCAAAACAAAATCCAAGCGCACTGTGAGCCCAAGTTCCTCCCGAAAGAAACCAAGTTCTGGGATTAAAAATGACAATACAACACGAAGCAGAAGTTCTAAGAAAACTGCTAGACGAAACAAAAGAACAAGTAAAAATGATGCAGCATCAAATTGATGACTATCAGGCTGCTTTAGAACAAGTAGAGAGTGGTAGTGTAAATTCTATAACTCAATATCAACAAGCTATTTATGAAATGTTCCAAGCTTTTACGAGGGATAAATGATTACACTTTTGGGAAGTTTACTTGGCTTTGGAACATCTTTCTTGCCAGAGGTTTTGAATTATTTCAAGGCAAGTCAAAACCATAAACATAAGCTTGAGCTTATGAAGGTTGAGATGGAAATGTTGTCCAAACGCTCTGAGTTGAAGCTTCAGCTTCTCGACAAAGAAGCAGACATTAAAGAAGCAGAGGGGTTGTACAAACATGATAGCGTGGATGCTGGAGGTTTTATCAATGCGCTTCGAGGTTCTGTCCGCCCTGTCATTACTTATTGTTTTTTTGGCTTATTCGTTGCCATTAAAGTAACAGCGTTATTAGCTTTGCTTAATGTGGGACACGACTTGGGCCGCGCTCTTAGTCTGATATGGGATGACGCTACAGCAGGACTGTTTGCTGCTATTATGTCGTTCTGGTTCGGCAACCGTGCAGTCAGCAAATACATGAAAATAAAAACATGACTTTTTCTCCACCAATACAAGCATTGTTCGGCCTCGTAATTTTTTATGTCGGGCTAAAAATGTTTAGCGGCGGCATGAAGTCGATGGGGAATTTAGAGCATTTAAATTTCTTTTTAGGCAATCCAATTTACATGTTTATCGGTGGCATTGCCATGACGCTTCT